TTTGATTACAGGGTTAGATGTATCCTCTTTATCAAAGACCATAGGAGCATATGTGCTTCTAGGGATATCAATTATCGATTCTTTGAATGTGTGAAATGATTTCATTTACTTCTTCTTACTATATGCTTGTGAACCAAAAAAGGCAGCAACAATACCAGCAACTGCGACAAAATATGTAGCCGCCATATCACCAAGTATCTTACTTGCCGAATCTAAACCTGCCAGAACAGCAAGTACAACCGCAAATGGATATAACAATAGTCCTGCCAAAGCAAACCAAGTCATTGTCCTTTGTGCATCACGCATTGCATCCGCATCTTCAAGTTCTTTTCTTTTGAACTCCATGTACATCTCGTGTTCTTCTTTACTTACTGTGCCATCGCCGTTTGTGTCAGCGGGATGAAATGTAGTAGTTTTCTTTTCTTCTTCTGCCATTATCCTTTTACCCAGTTTTTGGCCATGTTGAAATTTGCACGACTGAATTCTAGTCTATCTACAAGTTTTACAGCACCGCCTTGTTTGATTGCTACATATCCTTCTGGATTTGTAACTTTAAATCCATTCTTTGTTCTTAGGAAAGAACCGATACTCTGTATATTATTTAGTTTCTTCATCAATACAGCCTTTGCAGACTGAAGCGTTATGTATGTTGCAATGGCAAAATAAAGACCTTCTCTATCTGCCCTAATTATTCTCATACCGACTTCACGAATTTCTTCATACTTTTGTTTAGTTGATTCTTGTTTCTTACTATCAATTTCTTTTTGTATCTTCTCTTTGAAATATACTTCAAAGTTATTTGCTAATGCTTTTGTATTTGTTATTGGTGTGCCTTCTCTAATGTAAGTGTTGAAAAATGTTTTCAACTGAACACCCAATGATAATGTGTTTTTGTCTTTCTTAATCTTGTCAATAAATTTACCAGCCTTATACGCAGAACCTTCTGACATTCTAATAATGTTATCAAACGCAATTGCTTCTGCCCTAGTGAAACCAGGGTTCGTTTGTTTATACATTGCATCATCAAAGAATACATCTTTGTTACTTTTTAGATTACTAACACTTGCACCAAAACTTGCACTCAATCCTTTGATTGTTTTGCCAGAGTATGATGTATGAAATATAATCCCAATCTTTGCCTGGTCAACTCTCTTGTATAGAGAACTACCTAACAGTCCTGTTTTCACAACAGGCACAGCATATGTTATCGTGTTTGGTGTAAAGACGATTGAATCTTTACCATCAACTTTTGCACGACTCTTATCGCCACTAGTGAACAATAAGTCACCTTGTAGTATGCCTTTGATACCTAACTTTGGAAAATATTTTAGTGCGACAGTTAGTTTCTCTGCCAATGCACCGCCATGGTTTCTCTTAATATCTGCGTTTGTGTAATTAATTTTTGGAGTTGCGTTGAATAACGACTTAGTTGCAACAAAGAACTTGCCGTTCTCTGGATTTGTGCCACAAAATATAGCAGGTGCGCCATCCCACTTAACTGAAATCTGTGAGGCGCCTTCGCCACCCTGTAACATTTGTTTGATAGATTTTAGAAACTCAATTGCCGTTGTGGCACCTTGACTTCCATTATTGATAATCTCATCTTCCAGATGTTCCAGATGTGTGTTTTTATCCTCTACAATGTAGTCTTGAAATCCTTGCATTTACACTTGTTCCATTAATTTAATTTACACTATTATTTATAATATAGGTATATTATACACTATATAAAAAGTCTGTGCTGACATTAGGTGTCGAAATATTCAACTTAGATTGAATTGAATTCAATTATCCAGGACCACCTGAGCACTCTTTGTCTAATAATCTTTTGAAATCTTTATTTAGTCCGCCTTGAAACTGTGGTTGGGGGGAAAAAGAACCTTTATATCTAACTTCTAAGTCCAATAAATTAAGCTTACCCTTTACCAACTTAAAAAATATTTTAGCAGCTGATGACTTGTTAGTTGCTTCTACATCTTGAATAACTTTATAGTCGCCCTTGTATTGATTCTCAATTCTTGATAATCCGCACAAAGTTGTTTTTAGTGATATTACTTTTCCATTTTGAATACTTACGATACCAGATGGAGAAGCAGATGCTATACCCGTTACTAAAGCAAAATCAAATTTTCTATCTCCTAATTCTTTAGCTTCAAGTTCTTCAAATAAATTTTGTTTTAGTATTATGTTTATTAAATTCTCTGCTAACTTTGAACCACCTTTATCCATAATATTCTCAAAGGCGTCCCACAAAGCATTGTTCCTTTTATCTGATAATTTTGAATTGACGAAGTACCTCATACTTTTAGGGTCTTTCGTATTACTTGCAAGATATCCGTCATCCGCTGTTGCATACCCTTTAGTGTCTATGTATGACTTGTTACCAAATTGATTCTTGTCTTTTTGTTTAGCTTCAAATAATTCTTTTTTATTTCTTTTCTTTAAAGTATCAAAGTTCTTTATGTCTTTTTTGAGTATGATTCCTTTTTCTACCGCCTCAATAACCAAATTAGCAAAATACTCTATTCTAGTTTCAACCAGTTCTTCTTTTAAATCATCAAATTCTTCACCATCAAATGCAGTAGAAAATGCTTTGTTGATAAGGGTTGGGTCCGCAGCTTTGACTGTTTTCTTTTTCTTTAACGATATGCCGTAAAACTTATTTTTATCACTAAATTTTCTAACAACAATATCAGATGAATTATAGTCTGTAAATCCATAAGCACTAACTTGAAAATCTTGAACTTCTTCCGGCCAAACATTTCCTGTCATATATGTAATAACTCTTTCAGAAGTAATATTCATATATTTTCTGATTGCTATAGCAGCTGAAACACCAACAGCCATATCAGCAACCTTTGATGGATTGTCTGGGTCCATTAGTTTTAAAAATCCCTGTTCGATTGCCCTGTTACCAAATTGAACAGCATCGGAATCAGTTATGCCTGCTTTCATCAAGTCTTGTAACTGAGTGTAGTCTTTTATTTTTTGTAATTCAGATGATTTGTACTGCAATGCTGTAGCAGTCATTATTTCTGAAGCTTCATATGCCATAATTCTCTCCGTATACTGCTATTTATACAGTAGTCAGGAGAGAATGTCAAGCAGCTTTTAGCCAGTTAAGATTAAGAACACACCGATACTGTTCATCACAAGTATTGGTTGCGCCTGTGTGTTGTATATGTTGAGGAAAAGTAACAAGTCTGTTCGCAACACTTTCTACTATTTCGCCAGTTTCAAATTTTGTATACCCGTTGTTTGTATTAAGATAAAATACAGAAGTTAAAGCATTGGGTGGGGACTTTGCCATATCTACATGATAACCAGCCTCAACGCTTGTTTCTGTTCTTTTGTTTAGGTTTACTTTAACTTTTGTGAATACAAACACACCCATCTTATTGCCCATGTCAGTAAGATGGCCATATAAAGGACTTAGTGCCTTATCAAAAAAGTATGCAACATGAGTCATCTGATAATCAGTTTTTGGATTACCTGGTCCATCAGGGTCTAATGTGGGCCGCATGTACCAGGGAAACTCAGGTGAAAGAATTGTATTCTTTATGTTTTCAAAATAATCCTTATCTAAAAAGTTATCTTGTATAATAATATCAGACATCAGACATGCCAAGAGTTGTACCTTTGAACACTAGTGATACACGAAACTTATCGTTCTCAACTGCCCTTGCGACATGAGGTATTCGTGCATCAAAGACCACATAACGACCAGGTCTTGGCCATAGTGATTGTTGAATGTTTGGGAAATGTTCTTCTGCCTGTCCGAAGCCAAAAGGAGTATTGATTGCCATTGCCTTCATCTCATCAGTAATGTTCGGAGTCCACAGTTCTAATGTGCCACCATCATCTGGCGTCATATCAGGAGTTAAATAAAGTATAACAGTATATTGATTACCAGTCCAACCATCTACATGCATACCACCAGATTGATGTGGGCCATGGCCATTTAGATAATGTCTTATGAGTTTCAGACCTGGATTAATTTTATCCCAAATCTCTTTAACCCAAGGCTGTTCTATTTCATAATCAACTCTTTCAGTATCACTACCACCCAATGTAACATGTTTATACCCAACACGATTTTTGTCCGATTTCATATCGGGTGTTGAATACCATTCATCTTCCCAGTCCATTGCCATAGCGGCATCATAATATTTCTGAATTTCTTCTTTTGTAAATGCACCATCATTCCAGTCTATGACTTTGTGAAAATCGCCACCAGAAAGAATGTTAGAATCAAACTCATACTTATCGTCATTATGTGGATTTGATACCACAAATTTATGACCATCAGTATCTTTGTTGCCAATCACATTATTAGTGAATGATTGGCGTTCATAATTATCATCCATATTTATTCCTCAGGTATGTAAGAATAATTAAAAGACAGACTTATTCTATCTCGTCTTAGGTTGTTAGTCTTTATAAATGTATCACTTCCTGGTGGCTCATTTACAAACAGTCCAACAGATTCATCTGTTGCTTTATTTCCCTCAACAGAATGTTTAAGCCAACTTGGAAACAATAAACACATTCCTGTTTTTGGTGTATATCTGTGAGTTGAACCTGCCTTGAAGTTGTTTCGATTTTCATCTGGCAAATCTTTCAAATAATATTCAGCATCATCTGGCCTATGAAAAACAATATCACCCATATCTTCATGTGGAACATCCACATAATAAACGCCACTTATAATACTGCCGTGATGATTGTGTATAGAGTTATAATGTCCAGGTGCGTTTACATTATACCAAACAGCTGTCATCTGTAGTTTAGGTAACTCAACATGACGACAAACTATTGCTACAGCATCATCTATTTCTTTTTGCAGCTCATCAAATGGAAGTTTTATATCTGACTCACTTTGCCAACCACCATAGTTGGATTTGTGTACAGTTGGTTCGTTTGATTGTTTTATAGCAATGTGCTTGTGTATTTCTGAGTCACCTTGGGTTGTTGTTTTAGGGCTCTTATAATCTAACTGCTTCTCCCATACTATTGTAGGAAAAAGAAAACTGTGTGTCATGTTACTCATTTTTATTCCTCAGGCGAACCTACATCAGCTGCCTCAGTTGGTGCTTCTTCATCAGTAGGCAAATTATCTTTTATGTTTTTACTGTGATGTGCGATTAGAATTTGATGATTTAAAATCTCTGATTGTAGCTTCTGAATAGCCGCAGTTGAAGATTGTACTTGTAAAATAGAGTTCTTAACCTCTGGTGTCAAACTAGTTTCATCATAGTCTATATTGTCAATAGTTACTGCCATATTTTTCTCCTGTATTAAATTTTAAAATCTGTAAACTCACCAATCTTTTGCGTGAATTTACTCGTCATTGATGTGTCGACTTGACCACTATCAACTAAGTCGGTCTGAGCATGCTGTTCTACATCATACAAACGCATCTTAGACCTGTCAACGCCAATGATAAACTTTCGATTTATCGTTGGGTCATTGTATCGATTCTTCAACTGTTTAACCATTATCTGATTCTTTTCTTCTAGTTCTTCAGATGAGATTAACGCAAACATAAAGTCTGCCGTTGCAGGCAAACCAAATGATTCTGAAGTATCTTCAAGACCAACATCACTACTTACAAAACCACTTCTTGTAGTTTGTGTTGCAGAGAATATTGGAATATCTTGTTCTACAGCAAGGCCTCTGAGTTCTTCTGCGATTGCCTTGATGTATGTATATGAGTTCACATTAGCGCCTGCCTTAAATCTTGACGAAGCACAGATGTTTAGGTAGTCAACAAAAACTATATCTGGTCTGAAAGACTTCTTCATTGCAAGCTCACTCAATAAATTTTTGAAGTGTGCAACAGAAGCCGATGCAGTTGGATATTCTTTCACAATGAGTTGACCAGTTGTTTTCTTTTGTAGTTTATTAATCTTTGTTTCATACATCTTGTATGGTAGTTCTTCTAAATCACTCATACCAACATTCAATAGATTAGCATCAACTCGTTCTGCGATTCGTTCTTCTGCCATCTCCATTGTGATGTACAATACATTTTTACCTTGCAGTAAAACAGACGAAGCAAGGTGAGTCATAAACATGGTCTTACCAACACCAGTACCTGCAAGACAGATGTTCAAAGTCTTAGATGGAATACCACCTCGTGTAATCTTATTGAAGAAATCTAAATCAAGCTCAAGCCTTTCTTCTTTCTTGTTGTAATATTCAAATCGTTCTTTTGATTCTAGTAAATAGTCATGACCAACTTTCTGGTCAAACGATACAGATAATGCCTCTGATAACATCTCTGGCAAATATTCTGGCGTATGTTCTTTATCTTTGCCATCGATAATCTGAATGCCACCTAAGATAGCATTATGTATCGCACGGTCTTTACACCATGTTTCTGTCGTTTCAACCAGCCAATCTAAGTTGATTGGTTCTGGATTGAGCTCAGCAATAATGCCTGTGAGTTTCTTATACTCATCTTCGGTGATACCTTTGTTCGTGTTGATTTCAATCGATAGAGATTCTTTTGTCGGTAGATTATTATACTTGTTGACAAACTTGTAAATCTCTGTAAACAACAACTTCTCTAATCTGTCTACGAAGTATTCTTCTTTAATAAAAGGTAAAACCTTTCGACAATATTCTTCGTTATGAATCAGATTTCTAATCGCCGTTGTTTCGATTCTTTCGCTCATACGCCCTCTTGTTTTTTGATTGATACATTATACAACAGCTGAATAAAAAAGTCAAGCAACATTAAAAAATATTACTAAGACATATCTGTTTTCAAAAGTGAAATCATGGCAAGCAGTATGATTTCTTTTTCCATTATATAAAACTAGTCTGTTCGGCCATGCTCCATGAGTTATGTCAGGCATTTTATCCCAGGCATGAGAAAAGAATGCTGTGCCACCTGTGAACGATTGGTCAAATGGTAACACTCCTGCAAATTCATCTTCATCAGTATGAACCATACCAAGTCTGCGTTTGCCTTGAGGTGATAGTTTTAGTTCACTAGATTTTGTACATCTTATTCTACAATGAAAATCAACTATAGGTTCTTCAATTAATTCCTCAATTTGTTTTTTGATAGAGTTGTGCATAGGTCTATCAATGATTTTAAGATTCTGAGTTTCCCAACAAGGGGCAGCTTGAAATCTATTACCATATTGAACCGACTTTGGTTGATGAGTCGCCTCATATTCATAATCTTTAATTTTATTTTCTAAGTCTATATAATCGGCTAGAAAATTAGGCACAGTTAATAGTGAGCCTTGTTGTATTAGGTTAGTTATTTTCATTTTTTAATTGTTCTTCTAATAACACAACCAATACATCGCCAATATGATTAATAAATTCTTGACTGTCTGTATCAGCCTCAATTCTATTTTCTATAACTGTATAGTCAAACTTCATGGGCAATGCACCATTAACTGATTCAGATTCAGGTGCGAATCCTACATGACCATAATGATAAACTATACTTGCGAATGGGCCACTAATGAGTTTTAGGGCTGTAAAGTCCTCACCTTCCTTCTCTACAAAGACATAATCTTCGTTGTGTTTAGGCGTTGTCGTTTGATGTGGTTTCGGGTACTGATTCTTCGACTTCTTCAACTGCATCTCCATATTTAAATTCTTTTCCACAAACAGCATCTAACTGTTCTAGTATCTCTGGTGTGAAATACTTTTCGGGATTATTATTTATAGTCTTACCAAAAGTCTTAGTACCATCTGGCAACTCAACTCTTGTAGATACTGATTTGAATATGCCATGTTTCAATGCCAGTTCTAATAGACCATAGTATCTATCTAAACCTTTGTCGTAAGTCAAGCGAACATCTACGATTTTGTTTTCTTTGGTCAGCCTTGACTTGTAGTTCTTACAATGAATGATGTTACCAATGATTTCGGTACCATCTTTTTCTTTGCGTTTAGAAAGATAGACAATGCTACTGGCGGCATATTTTAATCCTGACCCACCACCCATCTCTTTCTGTGGGAACATACTGCCCACCACATCATAAGTATGGTTTGTTATAATAAGGGGAACTTTCGCTTTCCCTAACTTCAAGGTGAGTACTCGAAAGGCGGCCTTTACAATCTGTGCCCTTGTCATATCTTTTGTTTCTTTACCTGCCTGGGTGTCTTCCATTTCTTTTGTGGTAGATAGCATACCTAAAGAATCTAAGACAAGTAGTATTGGTTTTCTTTCTGATTTCTTTTGTTCAATGTATTTGTCCAATACAGTAATGGCTTGATGTCTGAATTCTTGCACAGTAGTAACGGGCATAACGACCATTCGTTTACTATCTATATCTCGTTCTTCAATCAAGTCTTTTGTAATTGCTGACTCACTCTCAAAGAATATTACACCGCCATCTGGATTCTTGTCGAGAAAGTTCTTACACATGCCAAGCACAAAGAAGGTTTTACCTGTTGCACTTTCGCCGGCGATTGCAGTAATCTTGTTTGATGGTAGNCCTCTGTGAATACTACCACCTAATAACGCATTGAATATATACGAACCTGTATCAATAAAGTCATCAACATCGCCTGTTGAACCATCTGATACTAGACTTGCATATTCGTTNCCTGTTTCTTTAATTATATCTTTTAAAAAATCACTCATGTTCTTTAACTCCACTTTGTATTCATGTTTGTATGTTGGGTTATCATTTCTTCTTTTGTATCTCAATGCCCAATCTGTTTCTCTTTGAAACCCGCCAGGAAACCAATCACTCATTATTTCGTGAAAGTGCCATTCTGCATCTGGTTCTGTTTTTAGTCTTTTTTGTACGATTAACATAGTTGTATTATACTCTTTTTAGTTGCCATTGTCAAGCATATTTAGAAAAAATCATCTAGTGTTGCCACTCTTGAATTCTTGAACAGGTCTGATTCAGGCCCAAAACACCAGACATTCTCAATAAACATTTTGTTCATGTGTTCGTCTAGTTTTGCTTTATCAAACTTACCATCTTCGTCATTGAATACTGCCTTACCCTGTGGGCGTTGCATGATTCTCATACCAATCTGACCAAGAAACTTGTCTTTAAATTTATCAACTAGCTCATCACCTGAACGATAACGAACACCATGTATCTTTGGGTCCATAATGTTGACAAACATATATTTAGAAACTTTCATTGTGTTCTCTGCGACAGGCAAATAAAAGTCATCTCGCCATGCATCATACTCATTAAATTTAAACCAAGATTGATTTTCTTCTAGTTCACCGCCCTTGTTGTATTCTTCTGTTGAGAAGTAAGGTGGACTTGTAAACGCACAATCAATTGGTGGTAACTTATCATATGGCAAATCTTCTGCACCACAATTCCATATGTGTACCTTTTTAGGTTTAGGTAGAAACTTATTGTATTGAGATATTTGTTCTTGGTATCTTCTATATGTATTTGGGTTTGGGTCACAACCATAATATTCTTCAGCGTCTGAAGCAAAAAAACCAGCAAGCCTATCGCCCCAACCACAACTTGTATCAAGTACTGTTTTTGCTTCTGTTATATCGTAGATTGCCTTTGCAACGACAGGTTTAAATTGTGTTGCGATATAAGTGCCAAGTCTGAAAGCAGAGATATAACTTTTCTCACTCAACTGCCCGCCCATTAATTGTTCTTTACCTTCTACCATGACCTTTTGAACACCATTGATGCCTCGCCAGATAGGACCAAAACACTTCCATATGTCATATGCAGTACCATTCTCCCATACTTCTTTCGGTGCTCTGAAACCATAACTGCCACACTCTAGTCGTAAGTCTTGGTGAAAATAATTTGACACATCATTAAAGGTACTAGCACCATTAATCAAGCCAAGGCCATAATCTTCATAACTATATTTGTAATCATCATACTTTTCAAATACAGTTTTCTCTACTTGCTCATTAGGAATACAAATAGTACTAGTATCAAACTTTTGTAAATCAAAAAAGGACTTTCTCATGTCATCTTTTGTGATTTCTTTTAGTGGGAACACAGGTCGTTCTGTTGCAATATAGTCAGCAAGTGTTGTTCGCATCTTCTCTTTACCGTACTCTGCGTTCATTCTTTCAAATGTCTTGTTATCTAAGATTGGTAACTTATCTTCTCTAGCCGCATCCTTGAAACGGCCATATAGTGTGTTATCTCTTATGTAGTGTGTAAATGCATTTTCTTTCATTCTCTATTCCTCAAAACAATTGATTGATACCATCTCATTAACCATATCACCTTTTGTGGGTGATGTTCGGGGTCTGGTAATTCATTTTTAAAATACTCAATAAAATCTTTTAGCTCTTCATCTGTCATCTGAATTTAGGTCCGTCAACTGCAACGACTAAAGACATTCTTTCACCCTTTGTAACTGGTGTAACTCTGTGTTTCATAAAAGAAGGAAATGTTATAATAGTTCCTTTCTGTCTGAATAATTCTTTATCATATTCTGCCCAAGATGAATCGCCTATTTCAAAATCACCACCCTCATAATCATCCCCATCACTCAACTGAATAGTCATAGATAATTTTCTATGAAACATATCAGGGAAAATTTCATTAAGATACATATCTTGGTGCCATTGATAATGATTGCCCTCGTTATAAACAGCAAATTGTGGCGACTCTAAATCAGTCAAATCAAAATTATAAAAGTTCTTATTATGTGAACGAACATAGTGCCATAATAAATCTTTTAATTCAGGCTCATCTAAAAGGTCGATGTATGTGTTTGTCGAACTTCTACTAATTCCATTAGTTACTTCTTCATCTTCGCCATGTCTTTCTATGGGATGACTCCAACCAGTATTAATAATAGCCTTTACTACATCATCTGATAACTCACCGAATTGTGCATTCCATGTAGAATTCATCTAAACCTAATGTTACTATTAATAACAGCCCTGTAATTACTATAATAAGGATGTGAGCCAGCATGTTTTCGATTACCATCAAAAACTAAAAATCTACCTTTCTTTGGCGCAATTCTATGTTGTACTTTATTATCATTATCAAAAAGACATGTATCACCATCAGAGTCATTAACATAATATATTATCACCATATGAGGTTCTTTGTCATCTGTATGTGGCACACCATAACCATACTTTGCATTTTTATATTGAGGTGTAAGATTAATTTTACTTCTTAAAATATCATACGACTCCCAATTAGCATAACCAGTTCTTTGCATAAATCTATCTAATGTCTTTTGACACAACTTACTATATTTTGATTTGTAAAAACTTTGTAGAGTATCATTCCAAACTATAGCGTCATGTACAAATTGAAAATGGTCTTTTACATTCTTATCGTTCTTATACAATTCAGCAATATCTGGTGTAACTGTACTATCACCTGCCTGTAGAAACCAAGGAAAGCGGTCATTGATTATCGTTCTTTCAATATGGTCAGCCTCTTCTGAAGTTAGTATGTCATCAATTATCTGCATTATATATTTTTATTGAATTGTAATTATTATCAAATCCTAGGTTGCCTTCAACAAAGTAACTTGAGCCTATTATCATTCTTTCATCATCGCCATCATGCACTTGCGATTCGTGTTGTAACTCGCCTGGAAATATTATCATGTCGCCAGTTTCAACTGGTACTTTCCACGATAGTGCATTAAAATAATTATAGTTTTTAATTTTAAAATCAAGTAGAAATCCTTCCATAATTTTAGACCTATCAATAGCAAAAGTAATACTACTATTAGAGGTCTGAACATAAAACACAGAACTAAACACAGCGTTTGGGTGATTGTGGCTGGGGTGATAATCACCTTTTTGTTGAATTGTTCCCCAACTATTGCACATGTAGAAATCATTTTCAACTTCTAAAACATTATCTACATAATCACAAAAATATTTCCAAACAAAATCTTTAATTCTTGTCAACTCAATATTATTTAGGATATTAACGCTTTTGGTTAATTTAGTCCTAGTGTTTAGAGTTTCCATATGTTGTTTATTATCTAAACTTTTTAAAAACCTTAACTCATCATCATTAAGTATTTCGTTAGTCTTTATTATGCAAATTGGATATCCACAAAAAGGTATTACTCTCATCAGAAAAAATCATCCAGTGTTGACTGTCGCTCAAAACTCCAGTCGATTGCATTAACAATAAATCGCAATGGCTCTAAAAACGATTTATCAAACTGACTATCATAATCAATGTACTTATGCAAATCAAATTCTTTTGGAAGAACACTAATAAAAGATATTACATTCTCTCTCAACGAATTAGGTTCTTTCAATTGAACAAACTTAATCTTGTCGCCTTCTTGCACAGTTTCATACTTCTTTAACTTGTTTTTCTTCAACAGATTATTATACAATAAAGAGCCACGAACATGCATTGGTGTAGACTTCTGATAGATTGTAGTTGACGAAGCATACTTCTTTAGATTGTTGCATGAACGAGGAAAAGCAATCTCATGTGGCGGCAACTGTTTAAACTCCTTTCTAAAATCTTCAATAAACTGTATCAATGCGTTTTCATCTTTTGTCATAATCACATTGAGAGCCTCTTTAATCTTCACACGACATGGGGCAGGTGTAGAACTTTTTACTGCCTCGATGCCCATGATTTTTAGTTTAGGCTGTTTCAGTTCAACGCCCTCATCATTGTAAACATTTAAGATGTATCGTTTCTTTGCAGTCCAGATACCTTTGTTTGCAATCACTTCTCGTTTCATAATCATCTTTTGTTCAAACGCATTTACATACTCTGCAAGTTTATCAAACGACTTATCGATTTGTGGTTGTATTGTTTCATTACAAAACTTATCCATGATTCTCACAATCTTTCTTGTGTCAGACTTGTCTTTAAATATCTTATCAACAACTGCACCCAATCGAATGTAAATGGAGTCTGTGTCAGAAGCCACAACATAAGTTACACTCTTTGTTTTTAATAACTTATTTAGAAACTCATTCACATCTCTTTCAATCCATCGAATCGTCAACTGGCCTGCCATAGTAATGCCTTCTGCATGTCGAACATCAAAGTATCTAAAGTATTGATTGCCGATTGCACCATAGGCACTATTCAATGCAATCTTTCTTGCCAACTGAATGTTGTGATTCTTTGCAATCTCAAACTCGTATTTCTTATCGCCAGTCTGTTGATACATCTTCTGTGCTTCCAACATTCTCTTTTTATAAATAACTCGTTCTTTGTATAGCGTATCCATCAGTTCAGGAAGAAAGCCACGCTTGTCAGTTCTAAACTGAGCACCATTTGGCGTTATCGTTCTACCATCTAAATCGGACAAGTCAGACTTCTCGTTCAACATGTTTTCTACATTCACACGATTCGGCTCAAAACCAACCATTGTTTCAGGCGATATATTGTATTGCATAATCAAATGTGGATATAGACTGTTCAAATCGAAACTACAAATCCAATCATGAAAACCAACAACAGGGTCCTTTACATAGGCACCTTCATAACCATCAGATGTTTTAGATTCTTGTATGGCAGGTGGAACAATATTCTTTGAACGAAGATGGTTGTAGATAATACAATCCCATATTCTTACTTGACCGAACACATCTTGATAGTTCACTTTCGCCTCATAGGCCATAGTCAAATGTAAGGCAATCAATTGCATCTTATCTTCTAACTTGTCAACTAGTTCGACATCTTGTATATTGTATTCTACAAATCGTTGATAGTCGTTCTGATAAAACTCTTTGAATGTATCATACGGATTGTCTAATTTGTTTTGACCAAGCTCAACTTCACCGATATGGTCAAGTTTGTAACTCTCTCGTCTGACAAAAGTATGTTTACGATACAGGTCAAGATAATCAAGAACATCAACGCCTAGAATGTCATAGAAACTTTCTTCACGATTATATCCTTTTGCAGTAATTCTTGCACTTCGATTCTCAACAACACCCCAAGGACTGAATTGTAGAATCCATTCTTCACCCATCAGATGTTTGAAACGATTCATCAGATAAGGCATATCGAAGAACTTTACATTCCAACCAGTAATGATGTCGGGGTTGTATTCAACCCAAAACTTAGTGAATGTTTCAATCAAATGTGTTTCTGTTGAACAGTTAATGTATTGAACATCATCTCTATCGTTGACAAAGTTTCCCATACCAAAGACGATAATCTTTTTAGATGTATGGTCTTTTACTGTGATACAGATTAAAGGTTCGGCTGCTTTGTCAGGACTAGGGAAACCATTTTCACTCTCACACTCAATATCAATTGAAAGTAATTTTATCTGCGATAAATCCCAATCGACTTTGCCAGGGAACTCATCTGCAATAAATGGATATTGATGTCTTGTATTGCCAAAGTATTCAAAGTTCGTAACATTCTTATACTCATTCACCCACTTCGTGGCCTCAGGGATACTATCAAATTTTACTTTTGCAACATTACGACCATCTAAAGTCTTATACTTAGTTTCTTTGCCGACTGGAACAAACAGAGATGGTTTATAATTAATTCTATATTTCTTTTGGGCACCGTCTTTATCGACACCACGAACTAACAACCGACCTCTGT